TCTGTTTTGCATTAGACTTAGACTGTGCGGCATTCGATTGTGCCTGTGATTTTTTGCTCGACATGCCTTCTGCGACACCGGCCTTCTTCGACTCTTCGATCCGCGTCTGAGATCCACGATCTGACTTATCGATCTTTTGCTTGTGCCGGCCGGCCAATTCGTTCGCCTTATCCATCCGCGCTTTACGCTGAGCATCGACGATCTTCTGCTGCTTCTTATTACCAGCCACGACCTCTTCGACATGATCTTCTGGCGGATCGAACTCGACCCACTTCCCGGAATCTGCGCACAAAATCTTAAAGTACTTGTCTGTCTTCTTCAACTCATCCGCGTACGCTTGGGCCTTTTGCCTATCTGGGAACGCGCCTCTAAACTTTAGCAGACGGACATTGCAGTTCATAATACCCTCCGGCGACATGAATGAAAATAAAGCGACCTCCTGACCCGCGATCGGCTTGTCTTCATCCAAATTATCCGCGTCTATAACCGTGTACTTCGATAGATCGACATCTGGTACATCTGTAGGGGCATCAGCTGATGCGGTAGCTGGTGTAGCGGACTGAGCGTCAGACTGAATATCGGTCTGAACATTAGACTGTGCGTCATCTACTTCATCATCCACATCGAACACAACTTTCGGCTGAGCTATACTATCGGTATTTGATTCCGACATTTCTAAGGCTATGTATTTTGCATAGCTTTAAATCGAATCGTTTCAAACACACTACACGAGATCTATTTGTTTTGAATAACTTCGATAGTCACGCTAGGGTAGTACGTCTCCATGAACATGTACAGAGCCACAACAACTAGTATGACTTTCGTACGGTCGGCATTAGAGACGTTCGAAACATCGAATACGATTCCGAAGATCAGAATTACCATAATTATTAGGATAGCAAGCCGGTACGTCTTATACAGATATCCTGTCCTATACTCCGGTACGAGAGTGTGCATCGGCCTATATTCTATACTAATGGCTGCGATAAAGTGCGCTCACGGTATCATTATATTAGAACGTAATCTATCGTACTCGATCGGTCTGACTTTGATTCTGATTTTGACTCGGCGTATCTGTCTTTGTGCTCCGAGACTGATAGTTGTGTTTGCTTTTTGAGCTAACGATGTGGCTGCTCTTCCCGGCGACCTGGCTGATATTTTGGTAAGATTCATCGTACTCCCACCCGAGGTGATCGAATATTTTGTCTATAATTTTGAACTGCTCTTTCATCTTCTCCGGATCTTTGAGCAGCTTCAGAGTATTCGCATGTTCGACCTTACCCAACAAAAGGAACAGCCGATACATAGCGACGGTGTACCGTAAAAAGTTACTCCGGTTCGGCGGTTTGTAGTACTCCTCGTATATCTCATCCATCTGTTGAAACATTTTGATCATCGCATCGTACTCATCGCGTTTGATGGTGAGCGGTTCGACGTTCTTGATCTTGCAGTAGATGTACATAGAGTACTCGTAGTAGCTGCTGAGGTTGTGTTTTTTGAGAGAGTTCTCTAGAAACTTGATCGATATGTTCTTAGCGGTGTACGCATACTTCCGCATCTCAGAGTCTATGGCATCGAACACCTTCTGCGGGATGTTCACAGACCCTTTACACAGAAACTGATTCAGCTTCTCGACGAAGTGCGCCAACCTCTTGTACGGGTACTTTGTCTTTTCGTTGTAGTTCTCTCGCTGAGACGGTATTTCCGTGTCTATCACTATCTCCTCAGCCAGCGCACAGTCCGGATTAGGGCACACTAGCAGAGACTCAGAGTGTATGACCAGCCTCTCCGTACTACAGCTCGGGCATCTAGTGATCGGGATCTTCTTACCGCCCTTCGAATAGTCCTTGTCTACTATCGTCAGATACTGATCCTCTAGCGTCGCACGGCATTTGATTTGTACAGCGCCTGTAGGGCCGGGGCCTGTGCTCGCACTTGTAGTGCTATGAGGCTGAGCAGAACTGTCTGGTTGAGCAGAACTGTTTGGTTGAGCATTATGCTGATCTGCTAGTTTCTTGATCTTCGAATCGCCGAACAGCATTCCCATAATACCGCCGTTTTGCGTCCGGTTCATAGCGATCGGCGCTTTCTTTTTGGGTTGTTTCTTTTTGAGCCGCCGATTGTCTGTGTTGAGTTTTTGTAGAGCGCTACTGATCTGTATCTTGGTCGTGGTGTCTGTGATGGGTTGTGGGGCATTATTATCCGTATTCGCATCGTACTTGTTGTTGTAGAACGCGCCGCTAGTCTCATCGTAGTACTCGAACAGCACATCACCTGCGATGCTGAAGTACTCTAGATCTTTTTCGTAAGACTGGTACGACTCGACTTCCCGTTTGCATTCTCTGATCCGATCGCGCAGATTTAAGCGTTTCCGCGTAGCATCACCGTCTAGATTATTGACACCGGATTTCACTAGCTCTGCCATCGCGTCTTCCATGTCTCTTATCTTTTTCTCAAGATATGGGATCCTTTTTTGGTTCTGTTCGAACTGTTTGATGTGATCGTTATGAACTTCATCTAGCGATTTGTTGCGCCGACGGTATTTGTGTTTGTCGGGCTTCGTCTTATAGCTTGCGTATTCCGTCATCGGCTATATGTTTGTGATGTACAGTCGCGCTAGATCCTTAGGGCTTTTATAATGAACGGCATAATTCTTATAGGGTTTTGGCATAATTTTATGATGGTTCGCATAGGATTTGCGTATCAAAGTATAAGACGTATCGGTGCGATCTGTGATCTATAATAGTTCATCTTATAGCAGTGCTTGTGTTGATATCTGCGTTTGGTTGTTGCGTTGATATTCGCGTTTCGTTGAGGGGTGTACGGATCCGAAGAAAAATCACAACAAAACCAAAAAGTGACACAGCATCAGAAGATGGGCGGGGTTTATCGGGGCTGTAGACGGGCTGATCGGTGTATAGGGCGAGCGCGCTATATATAATGATGCGAGGATGGCGTAGAAAAAAATAAACTATAAATAAAATTTTCCCCGGGATTAGTATAACTCTAAATGGGAGGCGGAATTATAAGTCTTGTTGCGAACGGTGCCCAGGATGTCTATCTGACGGGTAACCCTCAAATTACTTACTTCAAGGTGATCTACCGACGATACACCAACTTTGCGATGGAGGCTATTGAGCTGCCCATCGATTCGGCGCGCCCCGGTGGCCGCTACTCGGTTGAGATCCTCCGTCAGGGTGATCTTGCGACCAAGGCCGCTCTGCGCGTTGTGACGCCGGTCATCACTTCCGATGTTCTTGGAACCGGAACTGAGAAGATCGCCTGGGTCCGCCGCCTTGGCCACGCTTTGATTAAGCGTCTCGAGGTCAAGATCGGAGGCATGACTATCGATGAGCACATCGGTACTTGGCTCGATATCCTCTGGGAGCTTACGCACACCACCTCTTCGGAGCGCGGTTACCGTGAGTTGATCGGTGACGTCGCTGAGATGACGACCCTGACCGGAAAGAGCCTGTTCAATGGAACTAGCGAGCTGCTGCTGCCTCAGTACACTCTGTACATCCCGATGCAGTTCTGGTTCAACCGTAACTACGGTCTGGCTCTGCCTCTGATCGCGCTGCAGTACCATCAGGTCCGCATTGAGATCGATCTGGCTGAGACCTCATCTCTGTTCGTCTGGACCGGCTCTTCTGCCCCCAATCTGTCGAACTTGAACTTCGTCGAGGCCGGTATCCTGGTTGACTACGTCTACCTGGAGTCTGGTGAGCGCCGCAAGTACGCTCAGCTTGGCCACGAGTACCTGATCGAGCAGGTTCAGGACGACGAGGAGACTGTGCAGATTAACTCTAATTCCGCATCGTCTAACCAGAAGTACAGGCTGAACTTCAACCACCCCACCAAGGAGCTGATTTGGGCCATGAAGGTCGGAGCTTTCTCTGGTGCCGGACACAGCAGCTCTTTCTCGGGCGGCCGTGGTACTTTCTTGTGCTACACTAACGATGACAGCAAGTGGCTGTCGGATGCCGTTGACTATGCTTGCCAGAACTTGGCTGAGGGCTGCATTTTCATCAACCCGTCTGGTCTGACCGCTAACGCCGGCTCGATCAACGGACAGTCTGTGCATTTGTGCTCGAAGATCAACAACCCGGGCTTCAACGATGGTCAGCGCATCACTGTTGAGCTCCGCAACAACAACGTTACGGGCCTGGCTGACTGCGAGTCTATCGACGTCATCAACGAGACCAACATCCGCGTCTATGCTTACGATACTCTGTTCTCATCTCTGGACTTCTCCCTGTTCGGTAACAACAACGGTGTCGAGCTGTCTGATATGATCCAGAGCGCCCACGTCGTTGTGTCGCACTCTGATGGTGCGCTTGACTCGATCGCCATCGAGGCTGTTGAGTGCAACCACAAGCTGAGCCTGACCGATCTGTCTGTGCCTGTTGAGGATTTCACTATCGATAACCGCTCTCGCGATTCCGCTAGCTACACTGTGCACAAGGATGTCAGCGTAACCCAGTTCAGCAACTACGGTCTGCGCCTCGATGGCCGCGGTAACCCAGTCGCTTCTGGTAACATCCAGCTGAACGGTCACGATCGCTTTGACGTGCAGGAGGGTTCGTACTTCAACTACTACCAGCCGTACAACCACCACACCCGCACCCCGGCCGATGGTATCAACGTTTACTCGTTCGCCATCGCCCCGGAGAAGCACCAGCCGGGTGGTACGACCAACTTGTCCCGTATCGACTCGACCATCCTGAACTTGACCTTCGCCGATAGCCTGCGCGCTAACGATAGGCTTAAGCTGGATATCGCCCGTGATTCGATTTTGTACATCTTTGCATGGAACTACAATATCCTCCGTTGTATGAGCGGCATGGCGGGACTTGCGTACAGCAACTAGCGCCCCAGCTATTACAAAATTCTGTATTTTCTATGGAAGATATACATGGTTTTGCTTTATTTTGATCTGTTTTGATTGAATATTGATAGTTATCACGACAATAACTATCAAATTTTATGATTTTTGAACATAATTCTTCCGCGATTTTCCCCAAATAATCACAGATGTAGGTAATTTTTGGGGAAAATTTGATCAATATAATATAAGACGTAAAGATATATCGAACATTATACTATATCCCAAGTATGTCGAAAGATTACAACAAAGAAAAGAGACAAGCGATGCAGACTTGTCGTGGTCTTGCTAATGATGGCTCCTCTTGCAGATATGCGGTGGAAAGCGGAAAGAAATGCTGTGCGAAATCCCATTCTGATATGGAGAACTACACTGAAGATGAGTTTGCCAATCAGCGGAAGTGCACAAAATGTCCCAGACCGAGATGGCGGTATTTGAAATCACGAAACATGTGCGATGAGTGCTATAAAAAATACGCAGGTACACTGTGCAGTGCTTTGCAAAACAACAACTCTGGGGAGTTCTGTTTATTGACAAAGGATGGCGATAAAAAGTACTGTAACAGAAATCACGGACATTTGAATACCTACACAGAGGATCAGATGAATAATCTGAAAAAATGCCCATCATGTAAGAGGATGGTTTGTGCAGAAGATATCCCCGGGGAGTATAAAACATGCGAATCCCGCTGCCGTTTTAACGCTGAAAAAATGAGAGAGAAAGAGCGGAACAAGGAGCATAAGATATGCAAAAAAGAGGGATGCCCATGCAAGGCGCAAGATGACAACGACTATTGTGGCAAACATCGCGTCGATGCGGCGCGTGAAAAGGCCGCAGCGATAGGGATGAAAATATGCCAGGATGGTAATCATGTATGCCAAACACTACTCCCCTTGTCGTACGATAAAAAAGCTTGCGAGGAATGTCTTGCCGAGGCGCGCGCCGCAGAAAAAGAGGATCGTGAAAAGCTCAAAAATACAATACGTGCCAATATGGTCAACGGTATATATGAGTGCGCCATTTGCGGCATGCCACAGCCGCAAGCCGAGTTCATCCTCAAGAATGGTGTGCAGAGTGTCAATTGCGCCACATGTCGGGGCGGACAGGCAGATTACGACCGTAACAGAGAGAGGAAGAACACTCAAACGAATGAGTTGAGACTAAACGAAATCATGAGATCCGCGAGAAAAAGAGAGATCCATTTCGATATCCCTCACAATGTAGCTTTGATCAAGCTTGTAGAGCCATGTCACTACTGCGGGTATTATGAAACACAAACAAATCGCGACGGCGTGGTGTACAGTGTTATGTCTTTCGATAGATTCGACAACACAAAGCACTACACTATAAACAATATCGTGACCTGTTGCCATACGTGTAACATAATGAAACGCGCTCACAAAGCCGATGATTTCATACAGTACTGTCAGAACATATACGACAATTTTGGCAGTGAGAACGAATGGACAGTTCCGCGACGCGCAGTTACGCACGGACAGCATAGGAGCGACTGCCGGAAACATAAGCGGAAAACAGAGCTGACGGAAGAAGATATTACGAGGATCGTATCGAAGAGGTGCTACTACTGTGACAGTACGAACGATATGGAGCAGATCGGTATAGACCGTGTGAATCCGAACATCGGGTACATAAAGTCCAACAAGCTGGTGGCGTGCTGCAAAATCTGTAACGTCATGAAACTGGATCTCACAATAGATGCGTTCTATAACCACATTCTGGAAGTATTGCTACACAATGAGAGCCTCACAGATGAAGAATACGCGTCAAAACTCAAGAAGCCCAAGAAGCAGACGAAGCTTGAGTACGTTTCAGAGCAGCTGACCAAGATCTTCGAGTACGACGGGAAGGATAACAAGTACCGTATGGATTTGCATAAATTCAAACGCCCGAGCCGGGACTACATCGAGCAGATATGGAAGGGTTCCAACATTACGCACTTCGAGCCGGAGCTAGAGTTCTGTGAGACAGATGAGCAGACAGACATATGGATGTTTTACAGATTTGCGATCAGCTCACACTACCCGTCGGACGTCAATGGCTTGGATACGAAGATCTTAATCAGAGACGCATTTACGAAGAAGTACGTCGGAATTACAAGTCTACGCGCCACTAGACCGCACTGGGCATCCAATACGCCGTACAGAGATATATGCAAAAACGCAAACGTGTATAACATCAGTACGTGTGTCGCCATCCCGCCGTTCAGCTTTAATTTCTGCGGAGGGAAGTTGTTGACGATGCTCATGTTCTCAAATGAGGTGAAGAACTACATGGCCAAGAAAAACATCATTCTAGGCGGGTTGATGACGTACTCGTTACACGGCGATAGCGTTCAATACGCCGGCTTGGATAACTTCAAGCTGTGCGGATACACCAAGGGCATAGGAATCGACAACACAAAGGTTCCGAACAAAGTGTACCAAGAGATGAAAAAGATCATGCAGCATCGCAAGTTCTGGCTCTCAACAAGCAGGACTTCTAACATACAGAAGTTTTGCGCAGAGTACGGCATACTGGATGCGACACACCACGGCATCAAGCGGGGCATCTACTTCGGAACCTTTGGCGGTAATAGTTTGGAATTCCTCTGCGGAAAGGCGGACAAACTCGAACCAGATGTACAGAGTGTTCAGACTATATCAGAAACATGGTACGCGAATCACGTCATCCCCAGAATCAAAGATCTTGTCGAACGGAACAAGATTATGGTCTCGTACGACTACGACACGTATTACGTTGACAAGAGCGGTTATGAGCGGGCGAAAAAAGCTAGAGCCGCTGCTTTAAAGGTCACAGACGAACAGCGCGACGCGAAAGAGAATACCGAGCGCCAAATTATAAACGCATGGCTCACACATTCGCATGAGATGGATTTGACCAAAATTGCGAGGATGCTTGTGGAAGAGGGCATGAATGTGGATGTGGATGTGAATGTGAATGCGAAAAAGATAAAAACTGTCGTATTCAGGAAAAATGACGCCGGCGCTCCGAAGAAAGAAGCGATGAGTGAGCGCCAAAAGTACGCTGTAAAAAGCAGGCGTTCCAAACTCATTGTGAAGCGGAACGAGATGATGGTGCGCTACAACGCGAAGTACGATATGAGCAGCAAGGACAACGTACAGTACGTCGGTAAGCTAATCAAACGGCGGATGTCTTACATCACGAACAAAAGATCTATCGCCAAAGAGATAAGTATCAACATCAAAAAGAACGCGCTACACCTGACATCGCAGTCTCATATAGATGTGCGGAAGTTTGACAAAATCGGGCAGAGCATCAAGGATGTGAGACAGGGTATATGGAAAATATACACTAAGCCGATGGATGACAACTATGATATCGGACAAGTCATACTGTACATGACGCACCGCGATTACAGTAAAACCAAGATCAGCAAGTCTGAAACCCTGACCATCGATACTGAGAATATCGTGTTCAACCTCGGGGTGTCTCAGACGGATACGGTATTCACACTAAACGATACGTCGATCTTGGACACGCCTCTAAAAGTTACGGGGAAATCAAACATCTTTGTCGATGCGTACCAAAAGATGCTAACGGACAAGATGCAGATCCAGCTCGAATACACATACGACGAACGGACCAAGACAGATAGAGTCGTATCGATTCAAATCGCTTTGGTGAACCACGGTTATGACCATACGAACAAAGCTGAGTACGATGACAATGGGCGTACATGCTTATGTCACGATTGCATACTGTTCCTGAAAAAGCAGTACGAGCAGAGAGACACGTATGAGCGCTGTGTTTGATTATTTTTGGTGTAATTTTATAAACAAAACGATCATGCATCAGCTGTTCTTCAGCTTTGCATAATCGGCCTCTAGCTTCCTCAGAATATGTGCGGGAAAGTTTGGTCTTTGTTTGGCTCTAGCTATTTTTTTGTACAGCCTA